GAACTAGAGGAGTTCATGTAATGGTAGGTATAGTAGGGTTAACCAAGAGAGGGTATTGGGGTAGGTGGAATCAAGTACTATCCAATGGAAAGAGTAAACCATGTAGTATTATATGGACTGTTATGCCTGATAGAATACGGTCATACTGGTTATGGGAACGACACTGGAAGAAAGAACCATGAATTATATGTTAGTATGTCTCATTGCATCTAGCTCTATCGTAGTATCGGATACTGGGGTAAGAGATAGAGTATGCGAATACAAATGTCAGAAAGAACTCAAAGAAACGGTATATACAATGCCTTATTACCAATGTCCTAAGAGGTTGTATATAGATGACCCAGATAGAAAAATTGATGATTGACCAGTGGCATAACCCATATGTCTTTGCATTATGTCTTGTGTTGTACATAGGAATACACCTCTGCGTACACTATATGGGATACTATGGGATAACATGGGAAATGCGTAAGAATAATAAAAAGGTTAAAAAGAACCGTATACCGTTGTGATTAAATTCTGTTCCCTATCGGCATTTTTTTGCGAATCACCCTAGAGAATCACCGAGCGAATCACCCCCCTACCACATATCAGAGCGTTTGTCAAGTCTTTTCGTAGGGCCTAAGTCCTTGTTCTCATTACATAAATTAATTTAAAAATAATTGCAAAAAAGACTTGACTTTACTTGACAGAGCTGGTATTATCTCTATGTAGACTGAGAAAGGATAGATAGAGTATGTTTAAGATATTATTTCTGATATTGATTCTGTGGTTACTTACAGTTCCTTTAGGGTTTATATTATACGGTTAACTATAGAGAGGTTTGTTATGAATACATCTGAGAGTCCAGCAACGATATATGCTGACGCACACGCACAAGGAGTAAAGGCAGGAAACGCTTGTACTCCAACACCTATGATAGTAGGAACACCTACGACTCCTCTGGGTAATGACATAGACTATGAGAAGGATGTGCATTATGTGTCAGACGGCCCTTGTGGGTTTGCATGGGTAAACATTAAACCAGCAAGAGGTAAGTTTGTGAAGTTCCTCAAAGATAATAACATAGGACGCAAGGACTCATACTACGGTGGATACACTGTGTGGGTTTCTGGGTTTGGTCAGTCTCTAGATAGAAAGTCAGCGTATGCGAGAGCGTTTGCTGGTGTTCTTAATGAGAATGGTCTGAAAGCATATTCAATGAGTAGGATGGATTAATGACTTGACATTCTGAGAAAACTATGGTATAAGTAATAAGAGAATAGGGTGAGACTCTATGTGGGTATCCCCTAGAACTGATAGGATGTTTATAATCTATAAATGCAATAAAGATACGGAGATATATTTTGATACCCCATGAATCATACCCACCCCCCAAAAGACCAAGGAACAATGAATTAACATTCATGGATTATGGGATGATAGCTATGACAACATTCGGTGTATATACTTCGTTAGCAGTTGCATCATTTTTTAATTTAATACTCGTAGTTCTCGCATGGAGATTTTACGAGAGGTATAGGAGAGAAGACAAATGAAAAAGACAATACTAATGCTGGGATTGTTGAGTGCGTGTTCACCAGCAGTTGCACAAGAACCAGTGATACAAGACCATTACAAGGAAGTAATCAATCAGAAGCCTTACCATGTGGAAGTATGTAAAGACTACACAACAAGTGGTGATAAGTCTGGTGATATGTTAAAGGGAGCGATTATCGGAGGCATTATCGGAAACAATGTCGGAGACATTAAGAACGGTGGTGCGTTGGGTGCTGTACTTGGAGGAATGTTTGGACATAATAATTCAGATGCAAAAGGTGGAACACAACGTAGGTGTAATACAGAGATAAGGTATAATGAAGAAAGACAGACAATCTATTCTCATTCTACTATAAGGTTCATGACGAATGGTAAGTATTATACTCTGAGGTTTAACAAATGATTTCTGTTGCATTGATTCTGATAGGTTTGAAAGTAGTTGAGTCTATCACTACATGGGATGGAATGGTTTGTGTCAGTGGGTGTTTCTGATGAGTGAGATGAGAAAACTTGATGCGAGACAACAACTCATGGTTCTTCTCATGGAAGAGTGTGGAGAGTTGATTCAAGAATGTTCTAAGAACTTACGAAAGAGAGAACTATTTGATAGACAAAAGTTCAAGGATGAAGTTGGTGATGTATATACTATGATTGATTTACTTCATGAGTGGGATGTAATCTCATGGAATGAAATTGAGAAACGCAGAGATTACAAACGCAAGAAACTCTCAAAATGGTCAGACTTAGTTACAGAACAAGTGGATTGGGAAAACGGAGATGGTGGAGAACTTTATGAATGAGGGTGCGATTATTGTCTTGACTATTATGATGGTCTGTGGTATAACATTAATATTAAATCTAATAATACAAGGAATATTTTTCTGATGGAGAGAACAGTAGGTACATATAAAAAACCTCGTAAACCTATGAGCGAAAAAAATCGGATTCAAGCGGCGGAACGATTACGAGAAGCAAGAGAAAAAAGACTTAGAGAGAATCCACCCAAGTATGTCAATATACATGAGAGTGTTCGCATACTTCCAGATGACCATGTTTTCAGTCGTGTGAATGTGACTAAGTGGATTAAGACACAAAAGAGTTTATTGAGTGCAGCTCGTTCTGCAATGCGAAACAAAGTCAAAGGTGCAGAAGCAGAGTATTACTCAATACAAGGATACATTCGTCATTGTGAGTGGTATCTAAAGAACGGTGATTGGGTTGATAACTTCTATGGTGAATATCAACAGAACACCACAAAGTGGAGAACATTAGTTCCTGCTGGAGAAAAACATTATGAACGAGAAGACTAGACAATTGATTACATCTATTACACCTAAGTACGATAAGTCATGGTACATCAAATGGGTATCATCACTCTTTATTATTATGGGTATGATATTGACAAGTCTGGATGTAAGTCTATTTCCTTTAAACTTATTCTTTCACCTAGTCGGTGTAATCGGATGGTTTGTTGTAGGAATGATGTGGCATGATAGGTCACTGATTCTTTTAAACGGAATCGCAGTATCCATCTTTCTGATGGGTATACTTAAACATTTTTTTGGTGGTGCATACTAAAGCCTCTGTGGTGGAATAGGTAGACACACAAGACTTAAAATCTTGAGAACGTATGTTCGTGCGAGTTCGAGTCTCGCTGGAGGCACCAATCTCTCCGTAGCTCAGCTGGATAGAGCAACGGTCTTCTAAACCGTAGGTCGCAAGTTCAAATCTTGCCGGAGAGGCCACCACCGTTATTCAAATTTATCTAACCAATTTATTAAATCTTGAAGACCACCTATCTCTTCATTCTTACTTGTGTATATCATTGGGAATGATTTTATTCCCATCGCTTTTGCACGACTGAGTTGGTCTTCTGTAATCAAAGTCTTTTCTGTGAATGGTATATCTTTACTATTAAATAACATCTTGACTTTTACTGCATCTATGTTATAATGGTCTGTAATAATTCTATATCGCAAAACTTTCCCCACACCCACAAGATGCTTTTGCATTTGGGTTTACTACCTTTAAATAGCTACCCCCAAATTCTCTAACGTAATCGACAGTACAACCAAGTATGAACATTTCTGCTATTTTATCTACCACCAATATATCATCAATTAAAAAACCGTCTTCTTGTTCGTCCGTAAGTTTCCATTCATATTGAAACCCAGAACACCCACCCCCCAAAACTGAAAGGTATGCGAATCGCTTACTCTCTGATTCGGTCATACTCGTTAAATATTCTCTTGCACTATCTGTTATCTGTAACATCTTGTCTCCTAACCTATTGATTTATTTAGGTTTTTTGACACGAAAAATAAATGAAAATAATACTTGACTTGTTCTCAAAACAATGTTATAGTATATACATAATCAAGAGAGAAAGAGAGAAAACAAATGGCATATATTTCAGCAGAAGACGTTAAACATATTAGGGTTGCACTAAAGAAAGAGTTTCCCCAATATAAATTTTCAGTGACTCGTGACCATCACTTAGGTGTTAATGTCAATTTCATGAACGGCCCAAGGTTCGCAGAGTTTGAAATTAGGGATAGATACACTGGTGTTTGGTCTATGGATAATCTAGATGGTAATCATCAGATTAATCATTTCCACACTAAAGATTTCTACGGTGAGGAAAATGCAAAAATCTTGGATAAGGTTTCTGAGATTGCTCATACAGCGCCTGGTCTTGCTGGTGGTAAAGAGTATTACAATAACAATGATATTCAGAGTGACTATTTTGATGTTGCTTACTATGTATCAATTGGTGTTGGTAAGTGGAACAAAGATTATGAAATTAAGGAGTGTGCATAATGTCGTTAAATAAATCACAAGTTACAAAATTAGTCGTTGACCTTTGTTGGGAATATGATAGAATGTCTTCAAGTGGTCAAGAAACTCTTGACAAACTTTGTAAGGTTTTAAATATTGAAACTGATGCAGAGTTTGAAGCTAGACTTTCAAGTATGACTAAAGAAGAAATCAATAATGAAATTTTGAATAGGAGTTTATAATGGATAAAGTTGATACAATCGTGGATACACTAGTTGACTTTCTTGCCTATGTAGATTCATTCTATAATCCAAAGAATGGTATTTACCCAATTGAAGGTTTAAAGAATGATATGATTTTCACTGCAACTCTAAAGTATGTTTCTTCGCAAACAAAAGATTATACTTGGGGTGGTGGTGATTCGCTAGATAGAGAAAGAGTGAGGGATATTATCCTCGCTGACAATGGGTTAACCCTTTGATTATAAAGGGTTTTCATTTAGGGGTTGACATTAGTTAAAAAGTCTGATATAGTATTAATATAATCAAGAGAGAGGTTTTAAATTATGGGTTATTTTTATGAAGATTGGAGAGACAAGAAATTGTTTGTTGAAAATAAAGAAGGTCAGTTAGTAATGAACTTCGGTGAAGCTGAGAAATCAATGATTCAGAATCTTGAAGATGCAGTTATCAATTTGACTGAAGGTGCTTCTGATGAGAAAAGGTCTGCAATCAATTACCTTGAGTATCTTGCAGATTGTTTGAAAAAAGGTAAAGTAGAAGTGAAGTGGAATATATCATGAAAATACTTGGTGGAATTTTAATCATGGTTGGACTAATGGCTATCGCTGGTTCTGGAAATGATTGTGATGGTAAGTGTATGGAAAATGCAAATACCTTTGGTGAAATGTTAATAGTTTGTTTTGTTGGTCTTTCAATGATTGGTGTTGGTGGAGTGTTCATTGCAAAATAGAATATGGGAAACAAATCCTAATATGTTAATACCATATTATTTAATGTTCTCATATCTATATTATGAAAAGAATATTAATTTAATTGAAGATACAGAGTTTGACCATATGTGTAAAACTCTTTTAGATAAGTTAGATGGACTTACACATATGCATAAACATTTAGTTAAAAAAGAATCCTTGACAGCAGGAACTGGTTATGATATAGTGTATACTAACATGATAAAACATAGTGCAATGAAACTATCTGAAACATGGAATAAATAAGAATAGTCCTTTTGAGGGTTGCCCCCAGTTTTTGACTTTAAACAAAACTGAAATTGCGAGACTAATTTTCTTGGTGGGTTTTCGTCTTTAAATAAAAACTCCACTACGCATATCCCAACTTCGGTGCGTACTTGATTGCTGAATAAGATTCGGATTAGACAAGGGTGGTACACAACAAAGGAGAACAATCTTCGGATTGGGAAAGAGAGAACTTTCGTTCTCTCTTTTTTTATTTGTCGCACTAAATAATCACATGGAAAATTTTCAAGGTCAAGACGGATTTATATGGTTCACTGGTGTTGTTGAAGATAGACAAGACCCAACAAAGTTAGGTCGTGTTCGTGTTCGTGCAGTAGGATACCACACAGATAATAAAACAAAAATACCTACGGAAGACTTGCCGTGGGCATGGGTAATGATGCCTACCACTACTTCATCAATGAATGGTTTGGGTCAAACTCCACCTTTCTTAGTTGAGGGTAGTTGGGTTATAGGTTTCTTTCGTGACCCAGACACATTACAAGAACCAGTAATTATGGGAACACTGCCTGGGAAACCTTCTCAATTCGGTAATCCAGACTTTGGATTCCATGACCCAAGAACTGAAGACAAAGCAGTATATGGGCCTTACCCAATAAGAATTAATGAGTCAGATATGAATAGACGTTCTACTGGCGCAGACTACCTTGCAGAAACAAGAAAAGAAGAAATATTTTCAAACATTGGAACTGCTGATGGAGAACAATGGGCAGAACCAGAAAGTCCTTACGAAGCAGTCTACCCATACAATCATGTTTATGAAACAGAGAGTGGACACATTCGTGAATTTGATGATACAAAATACCGTACAAGAATTCATGAAAGACATAGAAGTGGTTCTTACTATGAAATTGATGATGGTGGTAATAAGGTTTTAAAAATTGTTGGTGATGGATATGAAATTATCGCTGGTTCTAGATACGCATATGTAAAAGGAACTTGTAATCTTACAGTAGATTCTAATTGTAATACTAATATTAAAGGTAACTATACTCTTAATGTTGATAAAGATATGACTATCAATGTTGGTGGTAAACTTTCAGAAACAGTCAAGGGTTCAGTCACAGAAATATATGAAGATACCAAGACAGAGAATGTAAAGAAAGCAGTCGTTGAAGTTTATGAAGATACCAAGAATGAAAGTGTAACAAAGAAAGTTACGGAAACATTTGCAGAAGGTCAACAAACTTCTATTACTGGTGAATATGATTTAGATGTTACTGAAGCAATATCTATTGAGTCAGATTCAACAATTAAGATTAACCAACCAGGCGCAACTCAAAATGCAGCTCGTAAAGGTGATACTGCTGATACTGGTGATGCTGGTGGTGGTTCACACTTTGATGTTAATGCTGCTGGAACTGATGTTATTGAAACTGGTTCTGGTACTGTCTTTATTGGTGACACTGGTGCGACAGAACTTGCAGACCCAACTCCTGCTCCAGAAGTTGACCCTAACCCAGTATCCACAGCGGAAACTGCATTTGGTGTTACTGGTACTGGAATGAATGAGACAAGAGCAAGAGAGATTATCAAAGGTAGAGAAGATGATATTGCAGTTGGACTTGATGTAGATTCAAATGAACCTTTTGAAATTCAATCTACTGAACCACAAGTGATTGCTGACAATGATGGAAATGAATATGAAAATGCATCTACAGCTGAAAGTAATATAGTTGATGATGATAACAATACAGAGTTGACACAGAAGAACTTTGATGGTAAACTGCTTAACTTCTTACCACATACTGACCCTCGTATTTCTTCTTCACTAAGACAGATTATGGAGAATGTCGCAAAAGAGTATGGAAGAACATTAACAATTACTTCTGCATATCGTAGTCCAGGCTATAACCAGAAAGTTGGTGGTAGTGGAAAGAGTATGCATATGCAAGGTAAAGCTGTTGATATTCGTCTTACAAATACTTCTGTCGCAGATAGACAAAAGTTTATGCAACTCTTAGTAAAACACGGTATTAAAGGTATTGGTGCATACTTCCCAGCGAATGATGGTGGTTATTTTATTCACGCAGACCTTGGTGGGAAAAGACAATGGGGGCCTTCTGGTTCTAGACGTAGTAGTTATGGATGGCAAAAACAAACACTTAAACCACTTGGGTATATTGTATAAATACAATAGAGGAGTTCATCATGGAAGTTATTTGGGGGTTACTATTAACAATATGTACTGGAAGTACTTGTTTGTCTCAAGATATAGAACAGTTTGATACTAGAACATCTTGTGAAGATATGTTATTAGAACACGCATTAATTCCTCATGACGGTGATTGGGATTCAGTAGAATATATCTGCAAACCAATAGGGAGTTTAGGAGCATAAATGGCAGTACAACCAGCATATAGAGATGCAGAGAGAACTAATAATTCTCCTCGTTCTGCTAGGATATACAAAGATTTAAATCTTAACTTCAGTAGGCATCCAACTACAAAACAAGTTCAAACTTTGACTGATGCAGCTGCAGTAAAAAGAAGTGTGCGTAATCTAGTTCAGATTGGTGAATATGAAAAACCTTTTCATCCAGAAATTGCATCCAATGTCCGTAATGTTTTATTTGAAAACATGACTCCGTTTACTGCAAATATGTTGCAGAGACACATAACAGATGTTGTAACAAACTTTGAACCAAGAGCATTACTTACTTCTGTTGAAGTTATTCCAAGGTTTGATAACAATCAGTATGAGGTGACTATTGAATTTTATATTCAGAACGCACCAGCAGAACTAATTGACTTATCATTCACATTAGAGAGATTACGATAATGGCAACAACAACAAAAAGATTAGACGTTACTGATTTAGACTTTGATGATATTAAAGGTAATCTAAAAACCTTTATGAGAAATCAATCAGACTTTACTGATTATGATTTTGAAGGTTCTGGTATGAGTGCATTGTTAGATGTACTTGCATATAATACACATTACCTTGCAATGAATATGAATATGGTTGCAAACGAATCATTTCTAGATACTGCATCTGT